TGATTACCTGATGACTTATTAGTGTCACCAGATGGTTGTGTTCCATTTGTGTTAGTGTTATTACCACTCGTATTTCCAGTATTATCAGGAGTTGCTTCTATAATCAATCTATATCCACTATATCTATAATACTTCTCAGCAATATATTCATTTTCAAGACATATAAAGTTATATCTGAAATCTTCTTCGATAGAATTTATAGATTCATTAAATACTACATCTAAGAAATCAACTGATTCGTATGATAACTGGGAGTCTGTTACAGCAGGTGTAGAATAATTTGGAGCTAATGTCTCTGTAGATTTCTCTAATGAATCATTAATATTATTCAATCTTGTAATAAGTGCACCACATACATCAGTAATAAAATCTCTATAAGTATCTAAGAAATCAGTTAAGAATACTTTATAAGAATTTATAGTATCTAAATCTTTATACTCACTATTTACATTATTACCAAATCTTTCAAGAAGTAATAATATCTTCTGGTATGTATCATATACCAATCCTGTTAAAGCTTCTACATTCTTCTTAAATCCTATTAACTCCCATAACTTTCTATCCACATTATCTGTATCTAGCATAGGTGGTTCTTTTTCGATATCATTTGCTAATATCTCTAAAGTATTCTTGTAAGCCTGTCTTAAAGAAAGATTTAATCCAGATTCTTTAAGGACATCATCAAACATCATTAAATACTGGTCACCTTCTTTACCAATTCTATCCAATCCTTTAGAAATAATTCCTATAGCATTTACTATATCTATATAAGGAGTATTATTATATTTTCTTTCTTTATCTTTCTCAGGTTCATCATACATATCGTTATACATTAACTGATAATCTATATTATTCTTTAATGTATAATAACTATATATATGATTAGATAATTCTAAGAAAGCACTACATTTATTATTCAACATATCATTTGCTAATGAATGCGTATCTGTAGGGAATATAATATTACCATTAAATCCCTCAGTAGCAACGATATTTGAGTTAATCATATCATTATATAATCCCTGAATAGAAATTACTTTTGATATTAATTCTTGTATTTTCAATAATACACAGAAAGTAACAAATCCACTAACCTTATCAATAATTCTTAAAGACTTAATTATTATCTTATGAACTATTTTATCATTAGTAAATGGATTAGCTTTATTCTCTTTCAATGTATCAACTAACTTATTTACAAAGGTCTGCATAATACTAATAGCTTTACTATATTCTGAAACTATCTTTCTACAATCTGCTTGGTTGTTTTTAAATGAACTTACAAACGGAAGTACTGTTCCATCAAAGTAATCATTATCAACTTTTACCTTAGTATACTCTAAGCTATTCTTTATATCAGATATATCTTTACCATATCTAATATTTCCAACCACTGTTTGTTTCTCTAATCTAAAAACAGCTGTCTGAGACAGAAGTTCTAAGATTGCTCTATCATCTACTTTATTTTTTATAGTATTATTTAACAGAGTTTCTACTAATTTACAATAGTTGATCAAGTACTTAAAATTGAATGATTTTATATGTTCCTCATTCAGATTAGTTACTGAGAAGTTTAACTTATCAAAGTTATACTTACTTATTTGACTAACTATCTCTTTATCAATATTAGGAGAAATAGCAAGAAGTTCTGTAGTAATCATATCAAGATATTTCTGATGTACACCAAATCTAAAGTTATTTATTGACTCTAAATCTAAACCTAGTGCCATATCAGAATTAGCTTTATATACACTTAAGTCATTACCACTTCTTTCCTGAAATTCTTCTATAATATATTCGTTAATTGTACTCATCAAATTAATCCTCATATATTCTTTAGTCTATTAAGACTGTGTTTTCAAGCAGTATTAATAAATAAGAAGTGGTATATCTTTAATAATACCACTTCTTATTTACTGGGTTATATAAATAAAGTAAACTTTCTATCATCAACCTTTTCAAGAACTTTTTCTTTATTATCTATCATGATATTTAATGATTTATCTATAGTCTGTAGCATACTCTGTAAGAAGTAATTAACTGATGTTTTCATAAAATCAACACTCACTGTCTTGACTTCAGAATCTTCATAATTAAATGCTGATACAAGAGTATTTACTTCATTTTTGTATTTTTCTATAGTAGCTGTCATATCACAAATATAATCAAGATTATTCTTTAATATAGATATACAACTTACATTCTCTGTACAAGCTGGACTAAATAATCCATCAATGAAATCTTTATCTTTTGAATCAGCTTTATCTAATTCTTCTTTAAATCTATCTACAACATCAGTATCATTATTATCTAATATCAATACTTCTCTAGTAAACTTAACCATACCATCAAAATATTCACGATATATAGTCTCTGCTATTTTTATATCTCTTACCTCACAACAACCGTCAACATCCATTCTATCTGGTAATTGATATATTTCATGAATTTTATCTTTACCAATACCTCTTAGAGTATTGATTAGCTCCAATTTCTTTTTATCAGTTTCGGCAAAATCCTTATTGCCATAATCTACCATTACCATTTTTCATTTCCCTCTTCCTTAAATAAATTCAAAATCAGAATTGGAAACCTCATCTTTAATAGAGTCAATGGTCAAGGATTTATTTTCATTTTTAGTTTCTCGTGTAGTAACTTCTACTGACTTACTTGATTTAACTCTAATAGTATCAGAAAGTTTCCTTAGTCTCTTAACAAGATTTTCTTGTTTAGCTACTATCTCTTTTTTCTTTTGTACTGTAAGTGCAGAATTAGCTTCTACACAAGTCTTGTTCATTTCCATAAACTGTGCTTGAATATCTAACTGCTCTGATATACTTCCTCTTAAGTAATATACCTGATACACAACTGCTCTTGTTATTGGTATGATAGCTATAGCAGCTGCCATCACTGTAGCCATTCCTATTACAGCAGTTGTTCCAATAAAGTTATCTCTTGAATTACTCATTGAGTCTAACATCTTACGATAATTAACTCCTTGAGTATCACAAACCATATTGAACTTCTTTAACTGCTCAAAATAGAATTCATCAGCTCTTAGCTTACTATTCTTAATCACCATAACAAGTGTATCACTATCTGGTCTTTTAACATACTCTACAAATGAGTAAATTAAAGCAGTAGTAGCTTCAACACAGAAATATACATAACTATTATATTCCATAGCTATGTATTCATTTTTAGCCTGAAAACCTTTCTGGTATGAAATAGCCATAGATGAAATATTCTCAATAGCTTTCTGAACTATTTCAACATATTTAATTACATCACCTGCTCTGTTTTCTGCTGCTAAATCTTTTATAGTATTGAGAGTTCCTTCCATTGCAGAATAACCCTCATAATCTTTTATATTTCCTTTGGATTTTGGAATACCACCAAAGTCAATATGCTTCTTATCTATTACTGACTGGAATAATTTCTCTTCAAGTTTTCTTGTAACTGGTGAATTAACATCCTCTAAAACTGCTTGAAGTTCTTTGCTTTCTCTATATGATAAAGTCTCATTCTCAGAAAGTATTAACATTGATTCGTAATACGGATTAAAAGCCATATTAATTTTTTCCTTTCTTAAATAAAATTATCTAGAAATCATTCTTCCTATTTCTTTTCCAAGTTTATTGGAATTCATAGCATTATCTCTTTCAAGAGTTTCTATTGAGTAAGTCTGATATGTCTGATCACCATCATAGAATACTGATACAGTTCCACTTCCCTCGTCCATAATAACAAACGCCATTAAAAAAAGATTATTCATAAGCATTCTTACCATAGCATCTTTTCTTATATCAATACCATACTTATTCTGTAATACATCTACTTCATAAGAAGATATTACTACTGTAGCATTAGGTATGATTGCGTGAGGAACTGTGAAATTTGTCATTCCAACTTTCTTATTCTTTAATCTCTGTAATGTACCAAAGAAAGGAGATTTACCTGCTTTCTTAACAGTATCATTTTTAATCTCATCAAGATTAAGAATAATATCTTTAAATAAAGAAATTTCTCCAGTAGTCCATCTTAAGAATTTAAAAAGAAGAGATTTATTCTCTATACCTCTCTTTAAATTATCTACCATATCATCTGTCTGTATAACATGCATTATAGTCTTAACACCAACTACAAAGTCCATATACTGAACAAACTCTTTCTTATCATTAACAGCAACCAGTCTTACCTGTACTCCTAATGGAACCATATCATTGGTTTTCTTAATATCTCTATCAAGCAATTTAGGAGATTGTACACCATTACTGATACCAACTAAATCTTTCTGTCTTTGAAGACTTGCTTTACCTGATTGAGCTGTAACAAATCTATCGATTATATCTGCTTTATCAGCAAGGTCAGCTTCATAGAAAGACTCTAATGGTTTCATATCAATTTCAGAAAGATGCTCTTTCAATAATTCCTTATGACTTTCCAAAATAGCTCTATTAGTTTTATTACTAATATTAAATACCACCCCATATGAATTGTCTTTACTCATATAAAGTTTATACTTACCATCTTGTACTTTTTCCATATAAGAATCTACATCTTCTGGATCTACCATTAAGTCATTTAATGACCCTTCCAATTTCAAATTCTGATGCATCTTTCTAAGATAATCAAGTGGAGTTGGATTAATGGTAATATCAACTACAGAATTCATAGACAGCCAAGTCTGAGTAAAACTAGCATAAACTTTATCTAAAGTTCTAGACATGGTATTAGCCATATCCAATGGAACGGAATCTGCTATCAAACAAGGAAACTGGAATGTTGAATCTTTGGCACCCCTCGTTATAGTTTTGGTATTTAACTTCACAGAATTAAGCTGTGTAGCTACCTCTGGTCCTTTACGCATTACATTTAAAATGTCGTTAATAAAACCCATATGTTTCATTTTCCTTTCATTTTGCTATAAATTATCTATTTGTTTCAGGGTCGGGTTTTTACAGGAGAAAAAAAGAATAGGGAGATTAATCCCTATTCTCTATTAATTATTCTTCTGGAAATTCACCATTATCAAACACAACAGGTATGTCGAATGGAAATAATTCAGATAGTTGCTCTTTTAACTCTGATGTGTAATCGGATTCTGGAAATGACGTATAATCTACCAACCCTTTATATACCCACTGTGCTGAATATTTTCCGATATCTAATTTACACACAATATCCTTAGTTTCCAATACTTCAGCAGATGCTTCTCCGAACTCTCCGTTAAATATAAATTTTACTTCTAACTCTTTTGATTCCCAGTAATTTTTCTTTACGCTATGAACTTTGTATACTAGAAACATAAAACCACCTTTCTTTCCTTATAAACTTATCATCTTATTATAATAATCTCTGAACTTGATATTATCTACCATAACAGATTTTTCTTCCATGTAATCAGTAAACTTGGCTAAGATACCAGATATAATTTCGATATTAACAAGGAATACCCTATTATCCAAATCAATATCTAATACAGTATCTATATCAAAATTCACATCATACGCATATTTTCTCATCAATAATATAGAATCATCTGTAATACGAAAATTGTATACAATACCATCTTGATTAGGATACAATATATCTGTAATATCTCTCTCATATAACCACTCACTAGACATTGGAAAATCTGATGTAATTCTTGGTATCTCATTATATACCATATATAATCCATTTTCTTTTATAATAGACATAAAAATCTCGCTTTCTCCCCGTATAGTCGGATAGGTCATCTATTAAGTTATTTAGCGTTACATGTATACCTGATTAAGCTATTCTGGTTCTATAGATATCATAACTACTCAAGTAATCAGATATATCAATACCGTTAATTTTTGTATTTGATTCCTGTAGGAAATTAATAATTCCATTCCATATATTGACTGGAATTATCTTATTGAAAGTAATATTTCCATTATCAATATCAAGTATAACATCAGATGACCTTACTTCAAACTCATTTGCTATATCTCTGTATCTATATAACCTGATAAAATCTGAGTATATAACTAATGTATATACGTAGTCATTCTCTGAATCAATATTTTGTACCAATCCAGTGATATCCATCTTAAGTGCACCATCAGCTCTCTTCTGGTATATATCATTGGTAACTTCAACTCCAGGGTGTTCCTCATCATAAATAAACAATGTCGTCTTGTGCATGATTTCTTTCATTTCTTATACCTCTACTTTCCTACTACTGATATTGCTGAATTTAAAAATAAATAACCTGCTAATGTGAGACCATCTATCAATGTATGGTACTTCTCTAACATCTGGACTATTCTATTAAACTTTTTATTTTCTATATTTGTATTACAATGGTTTCCTCTATCAGAAACGTTAATAATATTCTTAATACCTGTTTCTGCATCGAAAACACCCACTGATACAAAGTCATTAGATATATTTAGAATATATCTATTTCGATCAACGTAATTAACCTCACCTATTAAGTCATTAATAACCATATAATTGGTCATACCGTCTTTCTTAATTAAATCGCTTGTTACTTTCACAACTTCCTTTCCTTTCATACAACTATTTTTAATAGTTTTAATATAATATAAAAATTGTAGGTAATATCCAATTCATCTACATTCTGATACCTATCAAATTCTATATCTCCTTCAATTACTTTAAATACTGATTTATTATCAAATGTACGATAATAACCAATATCCAATTCTTTCCATTTATATGAGTCAATAAAATTCCTTAGCATCTTAATAGTTGCTATTTTATTTCCCGACTCTACTGATTTTATAAACTGAGAAATGAATTTAATTAAATAATCTTTATGCTTTTCATAGTTCTCATCACTTAATCCTTTAACATCCAATTTATCAGAGTTATAATAGAACTCAATTCTTCTCCCTATATTGATATACGATGTATAACTATTCTTAGGTCTAAAATTAATATTCTTACCAAACTCTTGGAACTTACAAAGTTTGCAAGTGAAGATTGCATCTTTCTTAATAGAAATAAGATCATTATTCTCTATTTGATTAGCTTCGAAGAATAATCTTCTTGCTTCTTTAAAAGCATTATTAAGACTTTTAACAAATTCTGGATTATTTATCTGAATTTTTCCTATATTAACTTTTCTCGTATTTTTATCTTGCTTGGATAATTTATCTATAGTAGATTTATCCAATAAGTTAAATTCCTTTATTAATGAGAAACCAGCATCTTTCATATCATACTCAAATATATCAGTATTAAAAAGATACGGGTTACTCTCATTAACATATAAATCATGCTCATACATAGCTCATTACCTTATATGAATAATTTAATACTTTCAAGCATTTCTTCTTTAGTCATTCCTTCCATATACAACCCATCTTTCTTTAATAACTTTCTAAGTTTCTTTTTACTCATCTTCTTAAATTCTTTCATTCTATTATTTTCATCTTTATTATAATTATCTTTAGCTTCTTTAAGATAGCTATTACATAATTTAAGAACTTCTTTCTTATCATATTTGATTAATGAAATCATTCCTGTAGAATAATACTTGTAATTATAACAAGGATATCCAAAATGAATAAATACAAATTCAGATAAGTATTCTAAGAACTTCATTGATTTTTCTTCTTTAAAAGTATTCATGAATACTATATTATATTTTTCTTCAATACTACCTTTAATAAGAGTTGCAAAGAAAGCTTTATTAGTTTCTAATTGCTCAAAGTATCTATCTTTAAATTTCTCATCAGATAGAGTAGAACAAACTTCTGGATTAGGATATAACATATTTTTTGCTTGAACTATATTTTCGTGTTCACCAGATGAACTTATCCTAGTACTTACCAAGACATACTGGCATTTGAGTATGTCTTGGTAATTCTCATATCGAAGAAATATGTTCTGATATACTTTTGAGTTAGTATAGTACAACATGTCATTATTTCTTCTTTGGTTTTCTTATTACTGGTATTTCGGATAAATCATCAAAATCTATTTCATCTGGGTCTGTTTCTGTTACTTCAATATCATCAGGAACCTCTACAGCAGGTTCTTCTATACTATCATCTTCATCAACATGTGATGTTGGTAGAAGAGGAGTAAGATAATCCGATAAATGTGGTTCTTCGTTCTCTTCTGATGATTGCATCTTATCTTTAAGATCTTCTACATCAATAACAACTTCTGCTACAACTTTTTTATCTTCTACTTCACCGTCTGTAGTTGTTGTTGTTTTAATTTCTACTGCAGCAACTGGTTGTACTTCTTTAACAACTTCATTTACCATCTCTTCGATTTCTTTATCAGTCATATCTGCAAGTTCTTCAACAAATTCATTAAACTCATCATCATCTTCGTCATCTTCTACAGATGCTTCTAATAATGGAGCTACAACACTATATATATCCTGAGTAGTTATAACGTATCCACAAACATCAAACATATCCTCTCTCCATTTAGCTTCAAGTGAGAGAGATGTATTGATATCAGCTGATATTATCCTTGCAAAGTTCTCAAGGTTATTATATCTACTATCGTAGAAATTTCCCCAGTCTATATCATCAATAGTTCTATTCTCTAATTCGAGAATTAACTCAGCATACTCTCTGAAACTCTTAATGACATTAGCCTGCAAATTACCAGTACTACTTGTATCAAGAATATAGCATCTATAGAACATATCGTCCTTATCATAGATTATCTTGAATCTGTTTTTATCATAAGTATTGATATTATATTGGTCAAATATATCTATTATCTTTTCAATATCATCTGTAACTGCAAATGGTATTGTATTAGATAATGCGTAGTCTATAAATGCTCTTCCGAGAATCTGTTCATTCTCTATAGCAATATCATCAGGAATTACTCTAGTATTCAATTTCAATCCAACTCTTTCAAATCTTGATTGAATGAATACCATCTGCAATTCATTATCTACCTCAAATGATACTGGTTCATATTCTAATGTATCCTCACGAGTTTCCTCAGTACCATCGTCTTCAACAAACTGTCCCTCTTTCGAGGTATTATCGTGATACTGGAATATACCATATTGATCAAAATATCTTGGTTTTGGCTCATTGTCATCTACAACAGTTTCCTGATTTCTTCTAGTATCTATCATAGAGAATAATTGAGCTTCGAAATCTGTACCAGTATTATTCACAAACATATCATTTTTCGTACCAGCAAGAAACTCATCGAGTTTCCTCAGATTTTCCTGTTGCTCCTCATATGATAAATCCCACATATCATGCTTTTTATTTTTCTTCTTCTTTCCCATTTCTTTTATCTCCTTTATTTTAATTTACCTTTTAACATCAGTTCTTGAGATGGCGGATTATCCCAATCTTGATAGTTATTGTCAAGTTCTTCCTGAACTTCTTTTCTATATTCTTTCAAAATAGCTCTAGGGGATTTAGCTTTCTTTTCTTTCTTAACTCCCTTAGTTACTTCAAATGATGGTACCAACTCAATAGATTTAAGAGGCTCATCTAAAAGATATCCCAATCTAGTAATATCTCCTATCTCAGCATTCTGTTGCTCTTTACTAATCTTTCTTCTTAACTCACCAAATGTATATTTTCTACCACATGTTGGACAACTTAAGTTTACATAATTAGCATCATATTTTAACATTGATACATCATCACATTCGCAATTAAATACATTAAATTTTACATTATAGATATATGCAAAATCTAATATACAAATTGTGCCATCAACTCTTGTTCCCCAGTTAGTATAATTCTTACTTGTTACTCCAACATCACCTATCAAGAATTGAGTTGATATTAATCCAAGAATTTCTTTCATATCATCTTGATACATATGAAATTCTTGTAGTGTAAATATATTTACATATTCAGTCACGGCGAATAAGCCGTTTGTACTACATTCATATACCTTTACTACATATGGTTGTAATTGCTTTGTATATAGGAACTCTCTTTTATTATCAATCATTCCATCTTTATCCAAAGCTATCTTAACAGCATAACCATCAATCAAGACAGCCATTCTGTTAGTACCTGAACCTAGTGTAGTATAAGGAACTTTATTGTCTGTTAGTAGTGCTCTAATATACTGACTCTTCATGTTATTATGAATATTTGTAAGCATAGTTACTTTCAAGATATCCAAGCATAACTGGTCATTAAAGTATTCTAACAACAAAGACCTTTTATTACCAACCACGCAATCTCCTTTCCATTATTAGAAATCCCAAGTAGAATTCATTAATTTCTCTTTGTCTTTATTAGTTTCTTTATTAAGTTTACCAAGAGTCTTTTTAGCTTTCTTCTTGAGTTTCTTTGTTTTCTTTCTTACTTTCTTTTCTTCTTTAGATAAATTCTCATCATCGAAATCTTCTCCAAGTTGTCTTCTCTTATTAGCTGTCTGTAAACTAACTAATTTCTTCTTAAGAAGTTTCTCTTTCTGGAGTTGCTCTTTACGAATCTTTTCAAGTTTCTTCATTCTCTCTTTATTACCAAAGAGATTTCTGATATCCCAATTATGATTCTCAAGAGCTTTTCTTAATTCAATCGAGTCTATCTCTTCTTTTGTCTTTAACTTACCATTATACTGAGTCTTAACTTGAGTATTTTCCCATTCTTCTAATTTAGCAAGATATTTATAATAATCTCTATCATTAGTCATATCTCCCTTAAATTCTGGCATTCTACTCAATACTAAAGTTTGGTTAGTATCATATAAATCAAACTCAGCCATATCTGTACTGAGCATATCTGATATGAAACCAGCCATTCCAAGTGACCCTTTCTTTTTCTTCTTCTCTATGCTCTTATAAAGGTTACCTAAATCAGGTAATGCTTTAATAGATTTCTTTATCTCTTTCTTATTGATAGGAAGAACCACATTATCTGGTATATTCTCACCATCTTCATAAAGAGCTACAGGAGCATAGACTTCTGTTTCTTCATCTTCATTAGAATTAATTGCTCTTTCAATTATTCTCTTATCTTCTTCAGTAAAGAGAACATCATAAGCATCTTCTAATTCTTCTTTTGTATAGACTTCGTGTTCTTCTTCTTTTAAGAAATCTTCAGCAGGTGCATCTGATAAGATATACTCTGTTAAATATTCAGTATCAACAGACCTCCTACCTGAACCCTTAAACTCTGGTAAAGTTAGACCACTAATCCATATTTTACCTCTAAAGAATAATTTCTTAAATTCATCAGGTGAATAAACGAAATTATCCTTTGCTACTAAATCCAGACATTTTAAAGCTTCCCTCATTGCTTTAATATATTCAGGGAATTTTCTGAATTTATGTTTGTACTTACTAAAAGTCTTAAAAGCCTCATAGTACTTGTACTTCTTCTTTCTTTCCTCTTCTGATAAATGATACTCATCACCAAACTCATGAACGACAACAGTTCTGAATTCTTCTTTCATCATCTCTTCTCGTTCTGCTTTTAACCTTGGTAATTTAGCCCTCACGGTTTCTATATCAATATCTTGAACTTTATTGGTTGTAGCTTCTCCACCCTCTTCACCAAATTGATATAGAGTATCATCATTATCACTTACCATGATATTAATCATACATAAGAATCTCCTTTCTCTTTAAAATAATATATCAAAATACATACATACTAGTAATTATGTAAATTAATTACATGAATGATGATTAATTAAGCCGATACATAATAAACCTCGTTAAATAAAAAAGTGTACTATGTACTTGGATATACCAAAATGTATATCCAAGTACATAATTTTATTCGCTAAGCAACTTGTATCTCATCTTTAGATAGAGTTTGCTTTTCTAATTCATCAAATCCATCTACATCTAAGTATGTGAATTCTTTTACGAGAGCATCAAACGAATCTGATGTTAAGTTAGCAGTTTTCTCTAACTTTCTCTCTATTTTCTCATAGATATCTTCAGAGATATATGGTTCATATATTCTCAAGAATTCTGAATAATTCCCATAGCACATATTTAATGGTACAAATACTTTTGTAGAGTTATGAACCATTTCGTGTCCTGTTCTTGATAAAGGAACTAATCCAACTAAATTCTGATAATGTAAATCCATTACTTCATCTGATATATCTAATGCATTTATTTCTAAACCCTCTTCTTGGTATTTAGTTAATACAACTGATACTATATCGAATAAGGTAAGTGGTTCATGGTGTATTTCAATTTTAATTCTTTTCTTGGAATTAGTACCGCCAGTTATCTTCTGGAAGAAGATACAACTATCTAGTCCTACATTCTCTTTCAAGAATTCTATATAATTTCTATACTCCAAAGAAGCTCTTACCAATTTCTCTACAGTTTTAATAAATTTTATTTTATCTTTATCAGTAACTAAATTAACTTGATATTCCATTGATTCGGGTTTAGTCAATTTAAGGTTTTTTATAAATTCACTTTTATTCTTACCCATATAGGTTAATCACCAACTTTCTATCGAGATTACCTATATGTGTTAAAGGATTAAAGTTATTTACTTATGATTTATATGACTCACCGTATATCCGCATGTATATAATATACTCATCGAACTCTGGCATGATATTGTATGATGTTTCCATAGACTCAATTTTATCATATACTTCTTCTTCATCAGCAATATCTATATACCTACAATTATATCTAAATACACTATAATACCCTAATCTGAGCAATGCGTTAAGTACTTTCTTATTAAACATATCCAATGCAAATATGTTATTCCAATCGATACTATAATCGATATCATTAAATATCATATCTAGTTCATCTCTAAGGCATTCATATTCTGAAACAGGTACTGGTATTTCTATTCCTGTAGCTTTAATAACTTTATTTTTATTAAAACCACTAGTGATAAAATTATAAGTATCAATATACCTACTTCTATCGTGTTTTACAAGTGTAGCGAAATCATTTCTATCCATATTTCCTTTAACAACTTTAAATTTACTCATATCTCTTAATTCTGTAAATCTCTTTACAAATTCTTTAATACCAGTAATAGCATATAATGTAGGTTTACCATCTACTTCAGATATTTTATAAATCTTCCATATTTTCATCTTTAGCATAATCCTTTCTATAGGTTATTCCAAATACTCTAGCAAATATTGAAACTTCATCGAATGCTATATCATCAAGACATTCACTTTCACTATCATTAGTAATATATGTGTTACCTATTAAGTCAGATACTATTTTACTATATTTATGATTGAAGTATTTGGTCACTTCTAATAACTCATAGATATAATCCCTATTATCAGAGTATAATGAGAATGGGTATAATGAAATACATTCATCATACTCAAATTCAGTACAATAAACATCTTGTAATTTTAATGTATATATACCACCAATAATTTCTTTAGTTTTTAATTGATGAGGTCCATAATGCCCTATATTAGAATAATCATTAACTAAACAGACATAATCTTCATAAGAGATATCAATTTTATCGATAGTAAATTTACTCATATCTCTACTATCTTTAAAGATATTCTTAAGTTCTTTACTCTTAGTATATCCATAGAGCATTTCTATTATACCATTATTTCTTCTTACGTAATTATCTTTTGGTCTGGGAATATGAAAATTGATTTCATTTTCTTTAGTCAATTTCAAATAGAATAAATATACTTTCATAACTAAGCACCTATAAACATAAACCTGAATAGATAGAATAATATAGTTACTGTAGATTTAGTAACTCTAGTATCTGGCTCTTTTACTATTTCTAATACATCATAAACAGCACCTTGATACTTTGAATTAAGATATTGATAGCAATTAGTATCATTATCAGAGAAATGAGCTAGTATGAAATCTTCTGCTTCATTACAGACTCTATATTCATTCTCTATAGATATAATTCCCATATCCTTTAATTCTCCTTTGTGCTTTATTTTGTACATAAACAAATCCAATTGATGTGTTTTGTACTTCTTCTTTAATTCCTTTAATCCTTTCTTATCTACTTTTTTACTTCTTACTTTAAATACTGACTCAGACCTAGTATTTATAAATTCATCTACCATTGTCTTATCAGTACTCCATGCATATAATCCATACATAATATTATTCTTATATACATATTTCTCTGAGTTATCAATAAAGTATATATATTGTAAATTAAATATATTTATTGGTATCTCAATATTAATCAAATAAACCTCCATAATAAATTGCTTCCTTTCATAAATTAGTTTACTATACTTTAAAATAGTATATAAAAATAAACACAGTGCCTAAAAACACTTAGGTAACTTACAATATAGAAAGGAACTTATAAAATATGGCTGTTACAAAAAACCATGCCGAATTAGGTGTTGTTAAAAAGAATGGTGATGTTGATGTCCTTTATTTAAAGAATGAAGGTAGAGATGTTGCTATATCAAGAGATCAAAATGCTAATATCCCAGCAGATGTACAGACAGTACAAGATTTGGTAAATAAGTTAAAAGCATTAGCTTTTGGTGACGGTGAAAACCTTGTTTATATAGGTGAAGGTGAAGTAGGTTCAGGTACTTTACCACCAATGACAGAAGTTGACGACAATAGACTCAGTGTTACTTTAACATGGTCTAGTCAGAAAATATATGATAATTATAAAAAGTATATTCCGGGATATGTAATAGGTGAGGAGAATAAATATGATGTATTTGATATGTTGTATCTTGCACCTACTACATTTGCAATAGACACTTTATCATATCCGCAGTTTAAATCAAACTGTCCTGATTCAAATGCAGATGCAGAATGGTTAGTTCACTATTATCCAGTTACTATGGATAGATATAGTGTAGAAGGAGCTCCAGGTAGCCCAAGTACACCAAGAACTGCTTGGCAGGAGTGGATAAAAGTTGCTGATTCATCTGGTAGACCATTAGTACCAATCGAAAGATGGTTTAGAGTCTATAGCGGTAGTCAGTGGCAACAGTTCGAAAGAGCTATGTAAATAAAAAAAAA